CACCCCCACCATGACCATGACCGCCAAGGCGTCGGCCAAGCAGCGTGGCTATGACGCAGCCCACCGACACCTCCGCCGCCACTGGACCCCGTACGTGGCATCAGGAGCGATCCTGTGCTGGCGCTGCGCCAAGCCCATCCGTCAAGGACAGCCTTGGGACCTTGGACACACCGATGACCGCACCAGCCACGCCGGCCCCGAACACACACGCTGCAACCGCTCCGCAGGCGGACGTCGAGGCGCAGCAATCACCAACGCACAACGCAACCCGTCGACCACGAGCCGCGAATGGTGAACGACCCGGAGGGGAGGGGGGACGGGCCGCGACGCGAAACGACACCGGCCGCGGAACCCTCGCCTGTCACCGTTTCTCTCCCCGAGCGGGTGGGACACGCCTCGGGGTTGCGTCCCGTTACGGTGGGTGAGTCGGCGATTGGGGGGTGGTGGTGGAGCGGCCGTGTGATGTCTGCGGGAAGCGGTATGAGGCGAAGCGTCGTGAGTCGCGGTACTGCTCGGCGGTGTGCCGCAAGCGGATGCACCGCCGTTCGCAGACCGCCCCGGCTGAGCCGGTCGTAGAAGCGTCGGCAGAGGAGCAGCGGACCCGTTCGTTGCTCGTGGATCAGGTGATCGCCGAGCTGGACGCGGCGGGCCGGCTGGTGTCGGTGCCGGGGGTGCAGGCGGTGTTGCTGGCGTCGCGGATGGAGGGGCTGATGGAGACGGGCGCGGCTGTGGCGGCGTTGAGCAAGGAGCTGTCCCGGGTGATGGGGGAGGCGTTGGGCGCTGCGTCTGCGGTGGCGGATCCGGTGGATGAGCTGCGGAGGTTGCGTGACGCCAAGCGCGACGCTGGTTGAGCCGTCGTTCCGGTCCGGCCCTGCGTTCACCCGCACGTTGGGGCCGGAGGTCGCCGAGCTCGCGGCGTTGGCGGGGTTCGCGCCCGACCCTGAGCAGCGGTTGGGGTTGGACCTGGCGTTCGCGATGGACGCCGCGGGCCGGAGCGTCGCGTTCGAGGTGGCGGTGATCTGCTCCCGGCAGAACCTGAAGACGGGGTTTTTCAAGCAGTGCGCCCTGGGGTGGCTGCATCTGACGGATCAGCGGCTGGTGGTGTGGTCGGCGCATGAGTTCCGCACGGCGCAGGAGGCGTTCCGCGACATGGACGAGCTGCATGCGGCGCATCCGTCGTTGGCGGTTCGGGTGAAGCGGGTGTACCGCGGCAACGGCGACGAGGCGATTGAGTTGAAGTCGGGGCAGCGGCTGATCTTCAAGGCGCGCACCGGGACCGGCGGGCGCGGCCTGTCGGGGGACAAGGTGGTCCTGGACGAGGCGTTCGCGTTGCAGCCGGCGCATATGGGCGCGTTGATGCCGACGCTGTCGGTGCGGCCGGATCCGCAGCTGTTCTACGGGTCGTCGGCGGGGATGGCGGATTCGGCGGTGCTGCGGGGGATCCGCGACCGCGGCCGGGCTGGCAGTTCGCCGAGGTTGGCGTATCTGGAGTGGGGCGCCCCCCGCGGCGGCTGCGTGGATCCCAACTGCGGCCACGGGGTGGGGGTGGGCGGGTGCGCGTTGGACGATGAGGGGAACTGGGCGCGGGCGAACCCGCTGCTGGGGCGGACGCGGGCGAACGGGACCGGGTTGACGGCGGCGTATGTGCGGGACGAGCGGGAGGCGTTGCCGCCTGCGGAGTTCGCCCGCGAGCGGTTGGGGTGGTGGGATGAGCCTGCGGGGTCTGCGGCGGCGTTCGGTGAGGGGAAGTGGGAGTCGTGCGTCGGCGACCCAGCACCGGAGGGGACCAGCCTGGGGGCGTTGGCGGTCGCGGTGTCATATGACCAGACGTGGGCCGCCATCGCAGGCGCCGCCGTCGTGGACGGCGTCGTCTACCTCAAGCCGTTGGACCACCGGCCGGGGACCGGGTGGCTGGTCGAGCGGGCGGTCGAGCTGCAGGACAAGCATCGGGTGCCGGTGGTGATTGACGGGAAGGGGCCGGCGGCGGAGTTGGTCGGGGCGTTCGAGGCGGTGAAGGCGGATCTGGTGGTCGCGGAGACCGCCGACGTGCTCGACGCGTGCGCTGGTCTGTTCACCGCGGTGCAGGAACGCCGCGTGCGGCATCAGGCGTTCGGCGAGTTGGACGCGGCGGCGGCGGCGGCGGTGAAGCGGACGGTGGGGGACCGGTGGGCGTGGGGCCGCAAAGCCACCGGGTCCGACATCAGCGTGTTGGAGACGGTGACGTTGGCGGCGTGGGGGGCGCGCCGGCCGGTGAAGGCGTCCACTCCGTGGTTCGCTTTCGACTGACCCCGCAACCCCCTGACGTAATTACACCGTTGTCGTCTACTCTCACGCTGTGGCTAAGCCCTCATGGTTCCAGCGTGCCGTTCTCGGGGTTGGGGCGACCCCGCTGACGGGGGTGAAGGCGTTCACGCAGCCGCCGTTTTGGGAGCTGGAGCAGTTCCGCTACCCCTGGCTCGCCTCAACCAGCCTGCGTGGGGATCGGGAGGGGATCGACAACGACTTCGACGGCTACGTAGGCGCCGCCTACAAGGCTGACGGGGTCGTGTTCGCGTGCTTGACGACCCGGCAGCTGGTGTTCTCCGAGGCGAGGTTCCAGTGGCGGCAGCTGCGCGGCGGCCGGCCCGGCGACCTGTTCGGCAACGACGCGCTCGCGCTGTTGGAGAACCCTTGGCCGGGCGGCACCACCGGGGATCTGTTGACCCGGATGGACGCCGATGTGGTGGCGGCGGGGAACTTCTACGCCACCACCGCCGACGACGCCGGCCGCCTCGGCGGCTCCGCGACGGGTGCGGGCCGTCGGGTGGTGCGGATGCGCCCGGATTGGGTGACGTTGGTCATCTCGAGCCGGTCGCAGGACCCCCGTTCCCTCGACGCGCGGGTGGTGGGGTACGTGTATCAGCCGCCGCCGGTCGGGGGTCGACGGGAGGACCCGGTGACGCTGCTTCCGGAGGAGGTGGCGCACTACAGCCCCCACCCCGACCCGGCGGCGATGTATCGGGGGATGTCGCCGCTGACCCCGATTCTGACCGAGATCGAGGCGGACAAGGCGGCCACGGTCCACAAGCGGCAGTTCTTCGCCAACGGCGCGACCCCGTCGCTGGCGATCCGGTTCCCGGAGGGGCAGCCGCCGGAGGTGATGGACGCGTTCCGTGAGCGGTTCAACGCAGCCCACCAGGGGGCGGGCAACGCGTACAAGACGTTGTTCATCGGCGGGGGGGCGGACCCGGTGGTGATCGGCAAGGACTTTCAGCAGATGGACCTCAAAGCCACCCAGGGCGTGTCCGAAACCCGGATCGCGGCGGCGCTCAGGGTCCACCCGACCATCGTGGGGCTGTCGGAGGGGATGCAGGGGTCAAGCCTGAACGCGGGGAACTTCGCGTCGGCGCGGCGGGGGTTCGTCGACGGGTGGGCGCGGCCGTCGTGGCGGATGGCTGCGGGGTCGCTCGCGTCGCTGGTGACCGCCCCGGGCGGTTCGCATCTTTGGTACGACTCCCGCGACATCGCGTTCCTCCGTGACGACGCCAAGGACGAGGCGGAGACCCACGGGATCGACGCGCGGACCATCCGTTCGCTGGTGGACGCGGGGTTCAACCCGGACGCGGTGGTGGACGCGGTGATGGCGCGGGACCTGTCCCGGTTGAAGACGAAGCACTCCGGGCTGTTCTCGGTGCAGCTGCAGAAACCGGGCACACCCGAACCTGCATCTTCGGCGGCGGCGGCGGCGCCGGCGTTGGTGCCCGGCCAGCCGGCCTCTTCGAGCAACGGCAACGGGCGGGTTCCCGCCAGAACAGGCGCGTGATGGACCACAAGGGCATCGTCGCCCCCGTCGAGGTCAAGTCGTCGGAGCGGGGCGAGGTCGAGGCGGTGTTCGCCCGCTTCAGCGTCGAGGACCACGACGGCGACGTCACCGTGCCGGGCGCGTTCACCGAGGACGCCCCGGTCGCGATCTCGGCCTACGGGCACAAGACGTGGCCCGAGATGGGCGGGTTGCCGCCGGTCGGCCGCGGCACGATCCGCACCACCCCCGATGAGGCGGTGCTGCAGGGCCGGTTCTTCATGGACACCACCCAGGGGCGGGAGGCGTTCGCGTTGGTGAAGGGGATGGGCGAGCTGCAGGAGTGGTCCTACGGGTTCGACGTCGTCGACGCCGAACCCCGGCCGGGCCGCGGCCGGGTACTGAAGCGGCTGAAGGTGCACGAGGTGTCGCCGGTGTTCCAAGGCGCCGGCTTGGGGACGAGGACGTTGGCGATGAAACAGCTGGCAGGCACCACCGTGACCGCGCCGCCGTTCGACCTGTCGAGCTGGACGGCGTTGCGGGTCGCGATCCGCCCGCACCGGACCGAGGTGACGGCCAAGGGGTGGGAACCGGCGGACGTCCTCGCCGCCCTCGACGCCGACGGCGTCGGCGTCGATGCGCTGCGGTCGGTGTTCGCCGCCGCAGACCCGACCGCCGACCCCGAGACGAAGGCCGCCTACCTCCTCGCACACCACGACGGGCCGGGCGGGCCGGCGAACCTGCGGGCGTGCGCCGCCGGCATCGCCGACCTCAACGCCGACGTGAAGGCGCAGCACCGTCAGGGCGCGTGGGACCACCTCGCCGCGCACCTGCGCGACGGCGGGCGGGAACCCTCCGAACTCCGTCAGGATGACGGTGCTACGTTGAAGCTGAACGACAGAGCAGCGACGGTCCTGGCGGGCCTGTCAGAGCTACGTCGGGCGGTCGCAGCCGTTGACGCGGAGCGGGCGCTGAAGGGTAAGAAGCTCGGCGCGTTGACCGTCGACATCCTTGACTGGGTGCGTGACGAGATGCGGGAGCTCGCCGCCCTCATCGACACCCCTGAGGACCAGGCCGCAGCGGAGTACGCGCGGATGGTCCGCCTGACCCGTCAAGGAGCATGACCGTGGGATTCCCTGCGCTGGAAGAGCTCGAAGGCAGCATCGAGACGAAGTCGAAGTCGCTCCACGCGATCTTCGACGAGGCCGGCCCCGACATGGACCTCGGCCGGGTCAAGTCCGTCAAGGGCGACTCCCGCGCCATCGCCGGGGAGATCCGCAAGCTCAACGACGAACTGTCCGACCTCGGTGAGCAGCGCGACAACCTCAAGGCCGTCGAGGCCGCCGCCAACCGGATCCGTCACGCCCCCGACGGCGGCGAGTCCGGCGCCGACACCGGCACCGCACCCACCGTCGCCCCCTCCACCAAGAGCCTCGGCGAGCTGTTCACCTCGTCCCGCGCCTACAAGGGCCGCCAGGGACCCGTCGGCCCTGAGGCGCACCTCGACGTCGAACTGAAGACGTTGATGGCGACCACCGCAGGGTGGGACCCGGAGGTCACCCGGACCAACCGGTTCATCGAGTCGGCGCAGCGCCCGGTCCAGGTGACCGACTTCATCCCCCCCGGCACCACCTCGCAGGCTGCTGTGGCGTACATGGAGGAGACGACGTTCACCAACGCCGCCGCCGAAACCGCCGAAGGGGCGACCTACCCCGAGGCGACGCTGGCGCTGACCGAGAAGACCAGCATCGTCCGCAAGATCCCGGTGTACCTGCCGGTCACCGACGAACAGCTCGAGGACGAGCCGCAGGTCCGCGGCTACATCAACAACCGCCTGCCGTTCATGCTCCGCCAGCGTCTCGACCTGCAACTGCTGGTCGGCAACGGCACCCCCCCGAACCTGCGCGGCATCCTCAACGTGGTCGGGATCCAGACCCAGGCGAAGGGCACCGACCCCGTCCCCGACGCGATCTACAAGGCGATCGTCAAGGTGAGGGTGACCGGCCGGGCGATGCCGTCCGCGGTGATCATCCACCCCAACGACTGGCAGGACGTCCGCCTGCTCCGCACCGCGGACGGCATCTACATCTGGGGCAACCCGTCCGACGCCGGCCCGGAGCGGATCTGGGGGTTGCCGATCGGGCAGTCCGACGCCATCACCGAGAACACCGCCCTCGTCGGCGACTTCGCGAACTTCTCCGAGCTCGCGATGCGCCGCGGGATCGACATCCAGGTGTCCAACAGCCACTCGACGTACTTCGTGGAGGGTAAGCAGGCGATCCGCGCCGACCTGCGCTGCGCCCTCGTCATCTACCGCCCCACCGCCTTCGCGACCGTCACCGGCATCTAGGAGCAGCCATGCCGATCATCAGCGGCGGCAACGTCATCCCCGGCGACGGGATCCGTCAGCCGCTCCTCAAGGCCGGCGCGTTGGTCGCGAACGACTTCGCCGGCGCCGCCGTGGTGGGGTCTCAGGCGATCAACACCACCGGCGGAGTGCTGTACATCTGCACCGCGACGAACGGCACGACGACTGCCACGTGGACCGTGGTGGGGTCGCAGGTCTGATGATCGTCACCGACCGGGTTTTCCTCACCGCCGACCGTAAACGGCTGGTGTTCGAGGGCGACCCGGACGCGGCGTTCCTCGCCTACACCCGCGGCGACGAGGTCGGCGGCCTCGCCGCCGCGGAGGTGGGCCTGGACCGGCTCTACGCAACGAAGCAGCGCACCGCAACGGCGGAGAACAAGGCCCGCAGGGGCTCCCCAAGGCAGCAGGAGGTTGGACCGTGAGTGACCCGAACAGCGGCGGCGTGCAGGTGTCCCGCGGCGCCCGCAGCCTGTCCCCGGACCCGGAGTCGGAGAAGCTCGTCCGCCTCGACGAGGCGATGTACCAGCTGCCCGACGGCACCGTCAAGCCGGGTCTGCAGGACGACGAGTCCGCGTTACAGGTGTACCCGGCGGGTGCGACGGTGACCGCCGGTCAGGCGTCGGAGTGGGGTCTGACGTCCGACGTGGACGCGGGCAAGCTCGAGGCGGGCCGGGAGCAGCACGCCGACTACATGGGCGGCTCCGCGGTCGTCGACGCGGGCGCGGTGTCGGCGGTGCGGGTGGACGGCAGCACGTCGGCGGCGCTGGAGGGCGAGTCGGCGGTGCAGACCGCCGCCGACGTCGACCAGCGGGTCCGGGAGTCGATCCAGGCCCGCCAGTCCGGCGAGCAGCCCGCAGACGCGCAGGCCGCCGAGCGGGAGGCGACGCAGTCGGCGGAGAGGCAGACCGCCGCGGAACGCCGCGCCACCGCCAAGCAGCCCGAGAGCTAGCAGGAGGATGGTGATGCGTGTCCTCCGCGGCACCTCCGTGGCCGCGGAGGTCGCGTACCACACAGGTGAGACACCCGCCGACGCCGGAGCGGTGACGGTGACGGTGACCCGCGGCGACGGGCGCGTCGTGGTCGCCGCCGCCGCGGCCGCCGCGGGGGCGGACGTCGGGGAGTACACCTACACCCTGTCCGCCGCCGTCACCGCAGACGTTGAACTGTTCACCCTCACCTGGACCTCGGCGACGCTGGGGCAGCGGGTCACGCAGGTTGAGGTCGTCGGCGGACACCTCGTCGAGCTGGCGGAGCTCCGCGTCGACGCTGACCTGATGTCGCAGTCGCGCTACCCCGTCAAGAGGTTGGTGGCGGCGCGCGACGCGTTCACTCGCGACGCGGAGCGGTTCTGCGGGCGGGCGTTCAACCCCACCTACGGCAAGGTTGAGGGGGTGCTGGGGCGGGTTTTCTACACGTCGCACAGTGAGGTCCGCCGGATCCTGTCCGCCGGCGTCGACGGCGCCACCCCCACCGTCAACCCGGAGGGGTGGACGTCGTCGCGGTGGGGCCAGATCATCAGCCCCTACGGGTGGACGCTCACCACGGTGGTGTCGTACGAGCACGGCCTTGACACCACCCCGCCCGACATCCGCGACGTCAGCGTCTTGGCGATCCGCGACCGGCTGATGCGCTCCGCCGCCGGTCGCCCCAACCGGGTGTACGCGGAGTCCGGCGACCTCGGCACCACCCGCTACAGCACCCCCGGCCCGACCCGGCTGACGGGCATCCCCGACGTCGACGCCGTGTTCGACCGGTACCGGCTCACCGCCGTCATGGTCGCCTGATGCCGTCCGCCGTCCCCGCCGCCCGCCGCTGGCTTCTCGACCAGCTCACCGTGGAGTTCTCCGCCGACGACGCCGACGTCGCGTTCCCCCACCCCACCCGCGAAGCGCCCGCGTCGGTCGTGCTCACCGGCTACCTCGACACCGCCGAGGAGTGGGCCGCCATCGGCGCTGGCCGCCGCACCGAGACGTTCGAGCTGCAAGTCCTGATCGTGGTCGCGCGTCCGTCGACGGGTGACCCGTTCGAGGTCGAGGATCTCGTCCTCGGCTACGCCGACCGGGTCACCGCCGTCGTCATGGCCGACATCACAATGGGCGGCGCCGTCTACAACAGCATCGTCGCCGGCCGCTCAGGGTTGGGCGACGACAACATCGCCGTCGCCGCCGTCGAAGGCGGCGGCTACGGCGGCCAGATCGACGTCCGCATCGCCTGCCAAGCCCGCATCACCTGACTAGGAGAACCTGAACATGCCCGGTGCAGCGCTTGGACTGCGGACCCTGTTCGGCTACGGCGACGAGTCGACGTGGGGCACCGCGGCCGCGGTCACCCGACGGCTCGAGATCGTGTCGGAAAGCCTCGCGGTGACGACGAACATCCTGGAGTCGCAGGGCATCTCGGGGTCGTTCACCGCCCGCCGCGGCGCCCGCCGGGTCATCTCGTCGGAGTCGGCGGAGGGGTCGGTCACCCACGAGCTGTCCTACACCGGGATGGGGCTGCTGCTGAAACACATCACCGGCGCGACCGCGCCGACGGTGGCGCAGCAGGCCGCCACCACCGCCTACCTCCACACCTACCCGGGGGACGGCAACTTCGTCGGCAAAGGCCTCACCGTCCAGAAGTCGCTGCGTGACGGCGCCGGCGCCGAGGTCGCCACCTGGACGCTGTCCGGGTGCAAGATCACCGACTGGTCGTTGGCGATGGAGGTCGACGCGGTCTCCCAGGTCGAACTCACCCTCGACGGCAAGGTCGGGGTGACGTCGGTCGCGAACACCGCCCTCAACGCCCTGGCGGTGCCGACGAGCCCGAACTTCAACTTCAAGCAGGGCGCGATCCTCGTCGCCGGCTCCCCGGTCGGCAAGGTGCTGTCCGGCACCGCCAAGGGCGGCAACGCGTTGAAGACCGACAGCTACTACGTCGGGTCCGGCGGGCTGAAAGGCGAGCAGGACGTCACCGACTTCCGCACCCTCGAAGGCACCCTGTCCTACGAGATCGCCGACACCACCCTCTACAACCTCTTCAAAGCTGATACTGCGGCGTCGCTGAAGCTGGAGTGGGTCGGCCCGATCATCGCCACCACCAACGCGTACCGGCTGACGTTGAACATCCCCGAGGTCCACTTCACCGGCGACACCCCCCAGGTCGGCGGGCCCGGCCTCGTCACGTTGGACGCGCCGTGGACCGCCGCGATCAACCCCGCCGGCAACCCGCTCTACACGTTCGAGCTGATGACGACCGACACCGCGTCGTGAACGCCCAATCCTGGCTGGCGGATGTGCTCAAGGTCCGTGACATCGTCCAACGCGCGCACACGCACCATGCGGCCCGCGACTCGGCGAATGCTCATCTACACCTAGCGGAGCATGTTCGCTATTCCCCGCTGACCACCGAACTCGCCGCCGCTCACGAGCGGTTGGAGAACCTGGCGATCGACATCGAACACAGTGGGCTGATCTGATGATCGGCCGGGTCGACATCGAGGGGGTCCGCGACATCCAGAAGGCGCTGCGGTCGGTGGACAAGGATCTGCCGAAACGGCTGAAGGACGCGGGGAACGCGGCGGCGCAGATCATCGTCGACGACACTCGCGCACGCGCGCGGACCCCTGCGGAACGCAGGGTCGCCCGGTCGGTGAAGGTGAGCTCGCAGCAGCGCAGCGTCGCTGTGTCGGTGGGTGGTCGGGGGTTCCCGGAGGCGGGCGGGGTGATCTTCGGCGCCGCCCAGGATCGGCTCCGGGTCCGCAGGTCGGGACGCTATGTGGGGTACCGGCAGTTCCGCCCGTGGCTTGGCGCCGGCCGGTCCGCCGGCTACCTGCTGTTCCCGTCGATCAGGGCGCGGCAGGATGACGTGGTGAAGGTGTATCTCGATCAGGTCGACCGGCTTGTCGCCGGGTCCGGCCTCTAGGAGCCGTCATGTCGCAGGTGCCGCTGTCCGACCCGGCCGCCGACGCGCGGCTCCTCGCCGAGGCGCGCGCCGCGCAAGCTACGCAGGGGCAACCCGCCGCCAGCCAGCCCGCCGCATCGCGTCCGGCGGGCAAGCCGCACCCGCTCGCGGGGATCGGGCTGCGGATCGACCTCGGCGACCGCAGCATCGACGTCGAGTTCGGCGACATCGACGGGCTGGAATGGCGTGAGATCCGCAAGGCGACCGGGCTGAAACCGCAGGACGCGATGC